AGTTTCCGCCGCGCGATCTCAAAGCGGGTCTGGACTTCAAATGGTAAAAGATAAAAGCCCCTAGGCGCATCCTAAACGCAAACGCGAGTCCCCACACCACCCAAAACCCCGACGCAGCACGCGCAACGCCAGACGCCTTAAACGCGAAAGTCCAAAATCAAAAGTATGGCCGAAGCCAAACACTATTCCGAAATCTACCGGGTTGCGACGCTCCAAATCAGCCGATGGAAGACTGACGGGCTAAAGGCAAAGCTGCCCCCACCGCTGGATTTCCCTGAATCAATGCCCGCCTGGTGGGAAAAAATGCGGGAGGCTGGAGTCTACAAGAAAGGAGTCCCCACCCGGATAATGCTTGCCGCCGCAGCCGCAGGGTTACAGATTCCGAAGATTGAGAAATTCACGGATGCCGAACCCCTGCCGAATTTATCGGAATCCCTGCCCGCTGAACCCGGAAAACCCCGCGACTACGCCGCAACACTTGCCTTGGCGGAACGAAACGTGGATGCGGTTGAGCAGCTTTTTAATAAAGCGGTGGCCGAAGGAAAGGACGCGCTCCTAATCAGCCTGCAACGCACCCTGAATGACGCCGTGGATTCCCACCGAGCCCTGATGCGGGACCGTGGAAAGATCCAATCCGAAGCAGGCGAGACCCTGCCGAAATCCGAAGTCCGGGCCGCCCTCCTGGAGATCCATGGAAACGTGACCAAGCGCTTCCGGCAGGGACTAAAATCTGCCTTCGCCGACATTCCCGACCATTCCGCCACGCCCGAAACCTGGGGAATCTTTACGGACAAGCTGATCGATTCCATTTGCGTTGGGATGAATGAAACCCAATTTGCCGCACCTCCTGAAATATGAACACTCACCCCCTCCCCGAAAACTGGACACTATCCGAACCCACGCCCATGATTCATGGGGAATGGTTTGGGACGTTTTACATGGGTAGGCGGATGTCTCTAGTGCTGATTCAATCGGACCACGGGAGATGGATGATCCAAAACGGGAAGGGGACTTTTTCATCTGCTGCTGATGCCATCAATACGGCGGTATCGCGGGCATGGGCTGTGAATTGACGCAGCGCCTAAAGGGTGAGTGTATCCCGCCAGTTTGTAATCGATTCCCTCAAAGGGATTTATATCCCACTCGAAACCCGCCCTATCGCTGAATGGGCCAGGGAGAACATCGTAATTGATGCGGGAGAGAACCGCCTAATGGGCGGCACGCCCTACGAGGTGGAGAACACGCCCTATAATGAATGGCTCTTTGATGTAATCCAAGATCCGAACTGCCGTGAAGGTATCGTCCGCAAGCCGTCACAAGGAGGATTTACGCTTGGGGTATTCGTGGCGATGGCATGGCTGTTACGGTTCCGTCCAGGGCCGATGCTTTATTGTGCCCGCGATCTGCAAGCCGTCAGAGAGATGGGGAAACGGCGGCTGGTGCCGCTCTTGAAACAAATCGACCGAGCAACCAGTGATGAACTAGACGAAAGGGACCAAACTTGCGTCACGAAGCAAATCAACGGGGCAACTCTCCGTCTGGTAGGCGCACAGTCTGCTGGAGGCATGGTTTCGTGGCCTGAATCCTACGTCTTCGGAGATGAGTACGACACGCATCCTATCCTGCCGGAGGGCTCAACCGGCGACTTGATGCGGGCGAGAACCAAGGGGGACCCGGAGCACAAGGTTATCCTGTTTTCCAAGCCGCATAAGCAGCCCATCTACGACATCGACAAGGAAACCAAGCGGGCAAAACTGGTAAGCGGAGCCGCAGCGCAGGGGATGCGCGGAACGGATGAATATTATTCAGGCACCCAGGAGAAACTGCACGTTCCATGCCCATTATGCGGACATCATCAGGAGCTTGTTTGGGAGCAAATGAAGCTGGATGAAGCCGCAATTATCTCGCCAAAAGGCGCGCTCCCCGTGGAGTATGATCCAAAAAAGGTGATTGATCTAACTTATTATGAATGCATTTCCTGCAAAGGGCGCATTTTGGATAAGGACAAAAAGAAAATGCTCTCAAAGGAAAATCGGCGATGGGTTCCAACACCGGAAGCCGAAAGGGAAGGGCCATACAAGCGGCCCGTGCCAGATAGGCGGTCCATGACATACTCGGATCTCTACGTTTTCATATTCCCTTCCGTTAGCTGGGGGCGGTTGATGCTAAAATGGCATGAGGCGCAGGGGGATGATGAAAAGATGGATGCATTCCATAACGATCATTTAGGTAAACCCCGCCCCGAGCGAAAATCAGTCGGAAAGCTGGAATTAACCAACATTGACCGCCTAATCTCCACCCATCACCGCGTCAGGCTTTATGATTCGGGCCGCAGATGGCGGGGAGTTGTGGAAACGCTGGATTTTGAGCCGCTTTTCATTGGGATTGGGGTTGATAAGCAGAAGGAATATCTGAAATACGTTATAACGGCATTCAATGAGCGCGGGGAGGTGTTCGTTTTAGACTGGGGCTACCTTGCGGAAGAGGATGATTTAACGCATTTGCTCGAAAACTTCCGCGTTAAGTCCAAATCCGGCGGGGAATTTCGGATTTTCGCCGGTTTGATGGATAGCGGGTATCTTGGATCGCGGGTGATTGAATACTGCTACAGAATCCGGGGAACGATCAAGTATTTCGCCCCATCGCGGGGCGTGCAACAGGCTCATTCCAGAATGTCCTACTGGCTTAGAACGGATTCGGAGTCTATTCCGGGGCGTGAGGTGCAAATCATTTGCTTTGATTCGCAAGCCTGGGAAAGCGAGCTTTATCAGCACCGGATTTTAGACTTTGTGCCGGGTAAACCGTGCCACCGGCTGCACCCCCGGCTGCATTTGCCAATTGAGGCAGCGGAAGACGAGGATTTCAGGCTTGAGTTATCAAACGCCGTCCATGCCGAGGTGTTTAAGCGCGGGATTCCGACCGGGATTTGGGCATGGGGCAAGGCGAGGCCGAACGAAAGTAATGACTTCAACGATTGCCTCAAGCAATGCCTGTTACTCTTCCCGCTCCATGGACCGGATGACGGGGATTTGCCCGAAGAGCCAGACCCGGAGCCTACGGATTGACTCAGCCCCCGCTGAATGGCCGTTGATTCCCCTGATCCCGCACTAGTGCGCTCCTTTGCGCGACGGAATACCGTTGAAGATTTGGACGTGGCGATTGGCCAGGTTGCAGAAGCAGTTTTAACTGGCGCGTTCTCAAATCTCTCCGTGCTGGGCATGAATACCAGCATTTCCGCAGATAGGGCGGATATAACGCTCAAAACTTTAGAGGCGGCAAGACAGCTCAAGCTAGAGGAAGAGGACACCACAGGAGCAGAGACCGCCGCCGCCTTGGATGCCCTCCCCCCACTCGGAACCGGCCTTGATTTCAGCCGCCGCAGAATCGAATAACCATGGCCAGCAAACCAAAACTTCCCCGCGCCAAAAAAGGGCCGTCCGCACCATCCGCTGCCGCATCCGGTTATGGATTCGGCGGATCTTCCGGCTATACCGCTGCGGATCAATCGACCGGGAGAGGGTACATTTATTGGCCTTCCGCAGAAAGCAAATACGCCCTCACCCCCTACGTTCGCCGCGAAGTTTACGCCCGCGTTAACTGGCTAGTGGCCAACCAAGGCACCGCCCGCCATTTCGCCAACACCATCCCGCGCTTGGCTGGGCCGCTCATCCCGCAGCCGACAACCAACGATGAGGAATGGAACAAACTGGCGCTAGAGTTTTTCAACCGCACGCAGGGGAGCCGGATGATTCACGATGAGGCCGGAATGGAGAACTTCTTTACCCGTCAGAAGACCATCCTGAAACAAGGGATCGTAAACGGCGATTGTTTCGTGGCTCTGACCACTACCACAACCGGCAACGCCCGGACAGTCATCTACGAAGCCGGGCAAGTGGGCAACGGCAATAAACAACGCCCCGAGGATGGATGGTATGACGGGATTCAAATCGACCGTTACGGCAAAAAGAAAGCCATCTGCATTCTTAAGCCCGGAGCCTACTACAACCAAGAAGGCGACGTAATCAGCGCAACGAACATCCTGCATTGCGGACGTTTTGAGACGCCACACAGCCCGCGAGGACTCACCGCGTTCATCCATGCAATCAACCACATGCTGGACATTCGGGAGATTGATAACGATACCAAGCGCGGCATCAAAGCGGCGAATCTGGTTGGGTTCTTCCTGACAAACCAGACGCTTTCCAACATCGATTCCGTTCCTGCTGCTGGGAAATTCAAGACAAAACCGGACTACAGCGGAATCTCCGACGGTGTTGTGCCATCGCCAAAGCCTATCAAGTTTGAGGAGCTTCAAGACGGGGGTGGAAATGTGATGACGCTGAATCAGGGGCAGGATCTAAAGACCGTCAATGACTCCCGCCGCCATCCGAACCAGCAAGCCGTTATTGATTACTTCATTCACGACTGCGCAGCCGGTTTCGGAATGCCGTTTGAAGTCATGTGGAACATTCAAGGCATCACCGGACCCGCCGTCCGTTTTGTTATGCGCATGGCGGAAAAGACGCTGAATGAAATGCGGGCGGACCTGAAAGAGCAGTTTTGCCAACCGTTTTGGAATTACGCCGTGGCTCTTGCTATGAAACAGGGCAAGCTCCCTGTCTGCAAAGACCCCGACTGGTGGAAATGTAATTGGGTGGCTCCTTCCGCGCTTACTATCGACGCGGGCCGGGATTCCGCCGCCGGGATGCGCGAACTTGAGCAGGGCGGCACAACATATCAGGATTGGTATGCCGAGGACGGCGACGACTGGCGCTCTAAGATGGATCAGCGGGCGGTTGCCGCGAAATATGCGATGGACCTTGAAAGCAAATACAAACTCCCGCCCGGAATGGTTATCAAAATCCCCGATCCGCCCGCTTCCAACCAGCCACCAGCCCCCGAAAACGGGAAAAAAGAGACACCCTAAAAACCCTGGCCCAAACCCTGGCCTTTACTGAAAAACATTTCTGAAATATTTATGATTCCCTCTTTTTCGCTCCATGCCCATGCACCCTGGGCAATCATGCCGGACCGGCTGACGGATTCCCTCGCGGCATTGGCGGCGGAACGTCCGGCGCGGAAACCGGTATATAAAGACACGGAGGGCGGCGGTTATGATATGTCGGACGACTGGAGCCTGGCCGCGCAGCATAATAACGCCCGGCTAATGATCCAAAAGGTGGGGCCGACCACCGCTGTTTTGCAAATAAAAGGGATGATTCTCAAGGATTGCCCGTTTGAGTGCTGGCTTTACGGATGGGCAACGCCGCTTGTGCTGGTAGATATTGCCCTGGATATGATCGCACAGGGCGGGTTTACCAACCTGATTCTGGATTGCAATAGCCCCGGCGGATCTTGTTTAGGGCTACTCGAAACGGCGGATCGTATTAAAATGCTCTCTAAACAGGGCGTTCATACCACCGCCTACACATCCAGCCTTTGTTGTTCCGCGATGTATTTCCTCGCATCGGCCTGCCAAGAGATATTTGCAAGCCCCTCCGCTATCGTTGGGAGTATTGGGACCTATTCCGTATTCACCGACTTTTCCAAGGCTGCGGATATGGCCGGGCTTAAGTTTGAAGTCTTCGTTGCCCGTGCCGCGCCTTTGAAGGCCGCAGGCGAGACGGGAAGCCTCACGGATGCACAACGGACCGAGATGCAACGCCACGTTGATGAGGCGGATTCGCTATTCCAGGCGCAGGTGAAATCCTCCCGCCGCAGACTCAACCTAGAAGAGGCATCAACCGGGGCATGGTGGCACGCAGGGAGCGCGCCTAAAGGATTGGTAGATGATGCGGAGATGTTTTATAGTCTAAATGACCTTATAGGCGTTTTAGCCTCTTGACAGGCAACGGTGGTTAATATGTCCACCGAACCGGAAACCCCAATTCCCGCCGCGCCTTCTCCTGGTGTAATTTCGCGCTTCGCTGAAAAGTTCGGCTTCAAGACCGAGACTTCCGCGATGGCTGAGATCAAGGATGAGCTTGCCGCTATGACGCTTGTAGCCAATGAAGCAGCCGCTGAAGCTGAGGTAAGCAAGGCTGAAATTGCCCGTCAAAACTCAGTTATTGCCGGACTGCAAGCTAAGATTTCCGCCTTGGATTCCGTCATTCCCGGCATCACGGACAGCGCCGACCCCGCCGCCGCCCTCACCGAAACCATTACCCGCCGCACCGCCGATCAGGTTGCGGCTATGGGCCTTCCTCCCGGTAAAGCCCCCGGCAATGACCCTAAGCCAAACGCCCAGGCTGAGAAAACCATGTCTCACGATGACTTCCGCAAACTCCCGCCAGCGGAAGCTAACGCATTCATGCGCGACGGCGGCAAGCTGACCGAATAAACACCCCGAAAACCCTTTATCATCCAATCCAATGGCTAACGACATCTCCCGCACGGGTCTCACCGAGATCCTTTTCCAAGCCCGCGACCAAGTCTGCCGCGAACCTATCGCCTTTGCGCAAAGTGTAATGGTGAATGGTGGCAGCGAAGGCGTCTCTCAATATGGGACCGTCACTTCCCTCCGCACCAGCGAGCCAACGCTCGAAACCAGCTACACCCCAGCAATGACGGTGCCGGATGCTGCCGACGTTACCACGGCGGTTGAGGAAATGACCCTTAGTCTCTACGCTGGCGCTAGTATCCCTCTCAAGGGTGAACAGTTTGCCCAGCTCGCGAATACCGTTGGAGCTGAAATGGCGCTGCAACAGCTTTATGCGCAGGCCATCCGCAAGATGGTAAACAGCGTTGAGGCCAGCATTGCAACTGCCGCCTATAAAGGTGCCAGCCGCGCCGTTGGAACTGCCGGGGCTACTCCTTTCGCCAGTAACTTCAACACGATCAACACCCTCCGTCAAATCCTCCAGGATAACGGAACCCCGATGAGCGACGGGATGCTCTCCCTCATCATCAACACTAATGCCGGTGTAAACCTCCGCAACCTGTCCACCCTCACGAAAGCCAATGAGGCCGGGACTGATGGCACCCTCCGCCGTGGTGAACTGCTTAACATTTCCGGGTTCTCCATCCGCGAAAGTGCCGCAGTCCAATCCCACGCCAAGGGCGCAGGCGCTTCCTACGTCATCAACAACGGCAACATCGCAGTCGGATCTACCACGATCAGCGTGGACGGCGGCACGGTGAATACGACCGGATTCAAGGCTGGCGATATTATCTCCATCACCGATGAGCCGACCGCCGGGAACTACGTTGTCAAAACCGGACTCACCGCAGTCGCTGGGGATTTGGTTCTCAATCAACCCGGCTTGCGCGGTGCCATCGTGGACGGCAAGGCAGTGACCATCGGCAACAGCTACGCCGCCAACGTAGGGTATCACAAGTCCGCCATCGAATTGGCCATGCGCCCAGTTGCCCAACCTCCCGGCGGGGACATCGGCGAAGAACTGGCCGTCTTGGTTGATCCGGTCTCCGGCCTGTCCTTCTCCGCCCGCCTCTATAAAGGCTACGGCGTGAATCAAATCAAGCTCATGGCTTTCTACGGCGTGAAAGTCTGGAAGCCTGAGTTTGTCGCCACCCTGATGGGCTAACCAATCCGCGCGGGGAAGTAATCTTAGCACTGGGTGAAGCTCCCGGACCGCGCTCCAATCAAACCCCTATCCGCCGCCCGGCTCGGAACACTCCGGGCCGGGCTTTTTAATATCATGCTAGCCCTCCTTAAGCGCAAAGTGGCAAACGACTTCACCCGGCTTAAAAGCATGGTGGGCGGGGATTTTACCATTTGGGTAGAACATGCCGGGGTGGAATACGCCATCACCGGGATAGGCGGAAAAACAACCGATTCCGGGGCCGCAATGCCATCCATGGGGTTCCTAAGAAAGCCCATCTCTGACATTTCAGTCATGATCGCAATTGCCGACCTGCCAACCGGCTACGTGCTCAAAGAAGCCGCTCGATTCCACGCCAGCCCTACCGGCACCCGCGCAACCGCCAAAGCCTACAAGATCGAAAGCTGGGAGGATCAAAGCCAACTCGCCAGCCACATTCAAATCAATGGCGCGAGGGGTAAGTAAAACCCTGGCCCGAACCCTGGCCCTAAGCAGAAAAGAAAATGGAAAAAACTTTCAGCGTCCAAGATCAATTTTCCGAAACCATTTCCCGGTATGTTTCGCGGGAGATGGGGAAGGGGAAAGATCCGCGACGTTCGATGCGCCGGATTATGGTGGATTGGCTATTTAAAGCCATGACGCACGCACCGCCGGAAGACGCGAATGAGATCGTGCTTTATCTCATGGGGCTAACCCGGCTCCGTAGTGGCGGCACCCGGAAGAAGCGGGCCGCGGCCGTGAACGAGATGCGCGATACGCTGGCGCTCTTAATCGTCAGGAAATCAAACTACAACGGCGCGAGATCCGCAAACTCTGTTGATGCGTCCAGAATCGCAAAGAAATACGTTACCGCCCGCAAATTTTCCGCCGGATTTCTCAAGTCCGGCTTTTTCCCCGCCTTACGTGCGCTTAGAACCAGCCCAAAAGGAGAGAAAGGCCCGCGCTACAAAAAGCACCCTCCCGGCGAACTGGTGCCATTTAAACAAACCGCAGATGAAATCACATTAGCGGCAACCAACTTCGCAACCTACATCGCGGAACGCTATCCGAACGCATTTGAGCAAGGAATGCCTGCCGTTATCGAGCGGTTCACCGGCTATCTCCAGGCCGACATGCTGGCAGAGCAAGCAGCCGCTGGACTCACCACCTCAAAAGCATGACCTCTCCAGTCGATCAACTCCTATCCGCCATGGAAGACCTGCTCTCAACCGGGGCCGGATGGATCACGCTCGGGCTATTCGACGACGATGTGCTAATCTATCGCGGGGATGCGCCTGTAGAGCTTCCTACGCCCCATGTAGCCATCGCACAGGCGGGGCCATGCAAGGAGCGCCACGTTCAAGGCTCCGGCTTGTGGGAGATACCCGTTTCCGCCCGGCTTGTGCTCGACCGCAACGGACTCCTTGGAGATACCGAAGCCGAGATTGCCGCATCAATTAAAAGCTACGCAGACGATCTGGAAGCCATCCTGACCTTGCCGCTTTTGATTGATCCTGACGATGAGGAAGCCGGGACATCCACGCCGGAGCAACGGCTTACAAACTCCGACATTCATGTGTGGGAAATCTCCGAAGTGGAGGTGGACGCAGACACCGAAATGGACGGCGACCCCGTTTGTGAAGTCCGGTTCACCGCCTTTTGCGCTCACGAGTCCAAAATCATTTCCTGATATGCCCGCTATTGCTTCATTCACACTCCACACCGCAGGCGCAGGTGTCGTCATGGATGACGTCGGGCTTCGCGGGGATGAGGACTTTCTGCTGGTTCACAGCGTAGAAGATTCCGCCGAATACCGGGAGGAAATCACCCATTTCGACATCACGGGGGACATGATTTATAACTGCCTCAAAGACCCCCGTCTTGTGGTGGCCTATGATGCGGACTGTCTGGCATTTAAGGGATTGGCGAACATGCACCCCGGCAAAGCGGTGAATCCGGCGCTCCTTAATAATCACCTCTCCGATGCCTTTTCAAACGGCAGCACATTGTGGGCGGGTGGAACGATCCGATACCGCCGCCCACGCCGCAAGCGCGGGGCCGGGTCGCTGGCCAGTATCCAATTTGAGCTTGAGGTGATCCCGTCAGGATTAAGCGGCGGGACCGGCAGCACGGCGGATGCTTTTGGCAGCACCGCATGGCCTGACCCTACCGTCACCCTGTCCGGAAGCACGTCCACCACGCCGCCCGCCGCCCCGAATCTCTACGGTTACACGATCTTCTGGCGTCGGAAAACAACGCTGTCGCTCGGGACTATCGTGCAAACGCCCGGCGTTGGATCAGAGGGCGCGATTACCTATTATCTCCAGGGGCTTTCCGCATCCGATCCGCAGCCTGCCAATATTGCCGGATTTACCACCACGGTTGATCCTTACGGTGACGCGGAGTCAGACATTATCGAGGTTTACCACGTCCCGACCGCCACGAACTGGCTGCACAACGACGGCAGTAATGATCAGGTAATCCCCGCGCGGCTGCTGGCGAGTATCAACCCCGTGCTCTACACGTCGGCAAACGAACTGTATGCAAGATACATCGCCAAATGGACGATTACGGCACTTTCCGCTGATGCGATTTATACCTACCTTGAAGACTACGCCGACCTTGCTGCGTTCCAAGTCGCCAACCCGGACGACGGGAGCCGCACGCTTGTATGGTTGTTTGATTCCAAAATAAACGACTACCTCTTAGGGCCTTGACAGCGGGCCGGGGGATATGGCCGCAATTGCTTCCTACTACATCCATGGCACCCCTACGGTTGACGCTCAAGTCGGGCTTAATGCCGACCTCACCGGGATGCTCATCGAGTCATGCTCTAGCTCCCATGAGCGCGAGGAAGTGGTTCACCAGAATTTCGCTGCGCATGAAACGGTTTTCATTGACCGCACGCCTAAACTGTCCGTCACGATTGGCGCGATGGTGCTTGCCCGGACTACCGGCATTACGAATAGCCACCCCGGCACCGCCATTAGCCGCAGCACCATTGCGCAATTCCGCAGTGGCACCAATCACGGCTTTGATACCAGTGAAGGCTGGTGGAAATTCGGCAACGTGACGCATGAGCAGCCACGCGGC